AACATCGTCGAAGCGAAACACTGTTTCCAACAACTAAGCATAAAACCTTGTAAAGGTTGCAATGCTGTGTAGAGGAAACCATCTCCTTTGGAGATGATCCGGAATTTTCCGGGTTCAGGAATCGCAACGACGTCGACCGAATTCAGAATGGTGCAATGATTTTGTCCTTCATCCTCGTCCAAAAGACGGGACTTCACAGAATCAACTGCTTTCAAATAGTTCTCCTTTCGCCAACAGTCAATCTTAGCATTTAACATACCAAGACTTCCTAGTGGAGTCTTTACTGACGGGAACTGGAATTTGCCAAATAAGCCGAGCGCCCCTCCATGACGGAGAGAAACTTGTCGGCAGGCGGATCCAGAAGGCATAAATTTTTGATATCGTGTCCAATCTTCACAGATCGGACGGCGATTACCAAACTTATATGTTGAGGAAGAAAACAACATTGCACTGGTCTCCATGATCTTAAAAGAAAGATCAAGAGGACAATGAGGCTTTGTCTCAGAGAGACGGACCTTATGTGAATCCAATGCTTTTACTTTCTTGAGATCAGATAAAGCAGGCCAAGCCTGTTTACATCCTTTCTGAAGAGAGTAAATGAAAGATAGGTCTTTTTGAAGGATCGATCGTTTCAAATGTGTTTTCAACCAACCCGAAAACAAAGGACATGTGTTCCATTCTTCTCGAACCGGAGGGTTAGAGGGGATGAAACACACTGAAAGAGAGCTAGATCAAGCCAATATTTACAATAGGCTTGTTCTCTCGAATCGGCGGTCACAAATTGATTAACTCGAATCGCAAGTTTGCGAAACGACTTCTTCATTCGATCAAGTTCTTTTGAATTGAACCACTCTTTTCTCAAAGAGTGGCGACATACAAAAGGCAAGATCAGGGATCGTACGATTTGTCTTGTCGAAGCTTGCGCCACGACGTCCTTGAATGAATATTCAAGGATTGACGACACGAGTTTCACAGGATTTCTCTTCCTGATTTCACCAACTCCATACATGGTATTTACCATTAATGGAGTCAGTGAATTGTCTTTACCCGTATCAGCAACATCTGTATTGCCAACAGGCTTGCAGGATTCAGCGTTAGAAATAACGTTTGAGCTGATGACTTTCCCTAGTCGAGGGAGAGCCGACATCTTTGATTTGAATGAATTCATTTC